ACTTGTAAGTAGCCCTTGATTATCATCAAATAATAGATCCAATGTTTCGCCTATGCCATAATAAACATATATCAAACCAACACGTATTTGTAATCCATGCTCATATTCGTCCACTGACAACGAATCTAACTCTACTCGAGGGTCGTAATTGACCACATTCTCAACATCAGCTATGATTAAATTTTTGGTCTCATCGTCTAGTGGATCAAACAAATGGGACCATATATCAACTCCAAAGTCAGGATTTTCTAATTTTTCGCCTTTGCGTATGTTGAAATGGTTGAGCAAATCTTGTTTTACAAGCTCAATGTCATACACTTTTGGATCTTTAAAATCACGTCCTTGCGTGGAAAAACCAGAAAATACTTGGCTTCGCAATTTTTTCCCAGAAGTTTTTTTATCTTTGTAAGTTACCAGCGCCATTGCACCAATATTTATTCTCTAATATTAAGAGATTCTTGTTGCCTGTTGAAGTGCTATTATATTCCAGCCAGTGGATCCATAACACAAGTGGACATTGTTATTTACACCACTAAATCTCACACTTGTCCATCCCACAAGGTTGTCTGGGGTGATAGTTGCATTGCCAACACGAGCCTTCATTATGATTACTTTCATTTGTCCTTCTACACCATCTGCCAATGAATAATCATCTGTTCCAGTCGTTGAAATGAATGTAACTCCTGTGGTTGTACTGATTGCGCCTGGACCAGAGATATTTTGTACACTTTTATATAAATCTGCATGTGTGAAATTGGCATCTAGTTCTGCATAGGTCAGTGCCGATCCTTTAGTTTCTCTTTTGGTTATTGTCATGTTGTTGCTCCATCATTGTTAAAATAAACTCCTGCATACGCAGAAAATATAGTAGATGAGTCAGCTGTAGATGAGTCATCTACATTGGCTGGATTGTCTTCTACATAATCCAAAGCCATATAGTTGAATAAATTTTGTTCTGATTCACTGGGTGTGGTTTCAAACACATAGCACTGATCAATCAATGCCTGTTTGGCAGTTGAATCACTTTCAGCGGCTATCTGTGCCAACAGTGTTGCATAATCGGGATTAGCCATTTGCTATTACATCTCCTGATCCAGTCTCAGCACGATTTGGTACCCACGAAGTGTGGCCGCCTGTGGCATCACCTTGACGATGAACAGCTTTGCCTTCTGCAAACACATTGGGAGAACCTGCTGTGGCAGGATCGCCACAAGCTGTTGTATCTCCTATTCTAACTGTTTTAGCGCCATTAGTAAAAACTGTTGCGGCTCCTGTTGCATAAGGAGTCTTATGAAATGGGTTAGGAGTTGGCGAAGCGTGTCCAACGTGTTTATCTGTTCCTACTCTAACTATTCCTGGCATATTATTCCTCTTCTTTCCTTTTGTCTGGTCTTTCTCTATCTGTCATTTCTGCTGTGGCAAATTTTTGCCTTTTGTTTTCATGATTTGCATACGGTTCTCGTGTTGGAAGTCTTTTAACTATTGATTTTGGATCGGGCTCAGTTTCACTGCCATTTGGAATACGTTCATTATCGTATGTGTCCAGCTGTGCAATTACCTCAGACAATGATGCTCCTACTACATTTGCAGACACTATGCCAGAATTAAAATTAATATCACCATCACTGTCTAGTGATATAGATGATGTTCCAAACATTTTGAAGTTTGTGCCAGTTTCAATCAGTCCATTTGCTGTTGCATATACTTTAACATCTGCACCAGCTTCTACATGAAAATTATTTGTTGCATACAAAGAATGATCATTTTCTGCTTTGATTTTAATATCTCCACCTGCATCATCTGTATCTTTGTGAGCATACATTTCGATGTTTACACCATCCAAATGCAACCTTCCAGATGTAAGTGATGGGTCTGAATTTTTAATTTCGTTTTCATTATTTCCTATAGCTTTAATATTAATATTACGACCTGCTTCCATGTTGATATCACGTTCTGCTCTCATATTAAAATCACTGTTGGTGTGTATGCTTACAGAATCATCTGCATGAATATCTATTTTGCCATCAGCAGTAAATTCAATCCAAGCAGTGCCTGAACTGTTTGTGATGTACACTAAACTTTCTGAATTGTGTAATAATAATTGTGCACCAGAACGTGTACGCAATCTGATCAATTCATTTTCAATAGTGCCCACATCTTTTGTGCCTTCACGTTTTACTGGCGTTCCGTCATCCATTACAAATTGGTGGCCACCTAATCTTGAATGTGCCGCTTTTTTCCATGCAAATTCATCACCAGCATCATCATAAATTTTGCCATGCCTGTTGATGGATTCACGTTTTTCAAATACTTGTTGTCCTTCGAAATCTATAGGTCCTGGTGTTGATATACCAAACACCTGCGATGGTGTTTCTCTCCTTGCACTAGATGATGTCAGCCCACGAATATTGTCTTTGATCAATCCTTGATTAACCAGTGTGTCTGTCATTGGCACATGAATAGGTTTGATTGTGTTTACTTTGTCTTCACGTGGATTGGTGTTAGCAACAATCGGATTCAGTTTTGCTCTTCTCTGTGCTTCAGCAGTAGGCACACTTGTGAGTGCTAAATCTTTGTATTTTGCTTCTTCTTCTGGTGACCCAACAAACTTTTCACCTGATGCTATGCCAGGCACCATTTGATTCATGTTTTCTTCTGGAATACAGCCAAGCCAATATCCCTGGTTGATCTGACCGTTTGCAAACATCACCAATACTTTGGTATCAATATCTGGCGGTACCATCCAAAATCCATATGATTTTTGAGTGAATTTGTACTGTGGCTGTGACAATGATGTTTCAGACAATGGTGTTTGTCCTGCGAATGGTGAACAATAGCTTACAGCAATAGCTTGGTCATAAAAATTACGTCTTCTTGGATCAAAGTTTCCGTGTAGGTCGGGTATGAACACAAACAATCGTCCGTTGCGATTTACATCAGTTGCACTTTTGATATAACCAATGTACGGCCCTGGATTTGCTTTGACTTTGTCAATGATTGTTTGACTTTGTGCGTTTTTGTTTATAGCCATATTTTATTTTATGTTTATCCGTTATGCCGTGCCTGACCTTATGGTATTCCCGTTGCTGTCCTTGATTGCTTCACCTTTTTTGTTTCTCACTATGCCGGCTTTTGGTTCAACATAGTTTGGTGAATCAGGATTGTATTTTCCGTTGCCGGGTCCTAGATCAGCAAAGGCGTTGTTTGCTGATGCAAAAATATTAAAAGTGTTGCCTTTTTTAACATTGCTAGATGTCATATCTACTTCAGGCTTTTGTGTGACTGATTTTGGTTCTTTTTGTTTCATTTCCCCTTCAAATTCTTTTTCTTTGATGTTGTATTCAGCATCAGATTCGTTACTACTATTATTGCCGTCAAATTCAATTGATATTAATGGCAGGACTTCAGTTGCATTAGCACTTTCTATTTGTCCTTGGTTACTTCTTCCTTGGATAGATCGTTTGTCTGTGGGTTGATATCTTGCACGAACCATTTCTAACACTGTAGTGTAGACTCCATCAGCAAATCTGTTTTCAGCTAAAAACACTTTGTATCTACCCGAGAACCACGATGCCCCTCTACCTTTCAATTTGAACAGACCCAAATTGTCCACTATGTCTACAGGCGGATTGTAGTTCAGCACAATGTACTGTTCATATTCATCTGGTTGCACTGATCCATATTTGTCAATGTTACGTGTTTCAGGCACAAAAGTATTTTTAAAGGATTTGTTGCTGGCTCCTTTGTGCTGTATCCAACACGGGTCACCTAGAATTTCCATATTAACAGCAATCAAATCCGCTGAAGGATCTTTAATAAGGTCCTCAAATATTCTGCTGAATTCTTTGTGTTCGTGTTTGTTTTGCACAATCACATCATCAGTGTCCATGTCTTGCACTTCTCTTGTAATTTGTGAAATATCTTCTTTGGCATTGTTCGCATGACTTGGTGGTGCACTGTATCCAGCTGGATTACCGTCTGGCCTGTCTGATCCTATGTAAAAACCTGAATCATTAGAAGATGCATCTGCCATATATGGTATGGCTTGATAGTATGCAAATTTGTAATTTAGATTAAAATCCAACACATCACTATTTGCACCTGTGTGAATATAATTGTACACTCTAGTAGGTGCAATAATGCCAGCTTCGACCGGCTGTTTATCAAAATAAGATGCCGACACATCTTGAGTACGCAAAACATACATGAATTGATAACAAGGACGATTGTTGCCATTATCAGCCAACAGGATTCGCATTCTGTTGAATATTCTACCTATCTGCAAAAATCCATTTGCATCTTTGGGCTCTCCATCCTGATCAAATTGATCTTGATAAAATTCACTTGCACGAATTACTTCTTCAAGAAACTGCTGAATAGCAGTGCCTTTAGGCACTGTGATCTGTCTCACATTCACCACTGGTACATCTGGCAAATTTGTGTGTGAAAAATTTAAGATGGTGCGTGTTTCTGATTCGTTAATATCATAATTGATAGGTGACTTCAACAGTTTTTCTGTTGAATCTATCACTTTCAATACATGTTCATCAGGTTGCAAGACTTTAGTTAATTGTTGTTGTTGTTTAAGAACTAGGTTGTATTCATCGAAAAAACTTTCAACAACTTCTTGCACAGTCTTTCCTCTGCATGTCACTGATTCTTGCAATATGCTGTGTACTTCTGTAGCCGCTAGCTGTTGAGCAGGCACTGCCTGTACTTGATACGTAGTGACTCCAGCTTCTACATTTAATTCTACTGAGTAAAAATGTAGAAAGATTGATCTGCCTGTTCCCGGAATTGTACTTGCTGATGGTTTGCCATCATCATCATAGCCTTTGAATTCTATGTCTAATCTGTACACTGCTTTCAAATGATTAGTGTACCCCATTTTTCCTGCGGCTTCTAATAGTGCATCAACAAAGTCTGTACCGTAAGGTTCCACTACATCAAACAATACCTGATACACTGTGCCGAGCCCTGCTTGTCTGGTTGGAGATATAGTGTTCCTAATAACCAAGTTGTTGATGTAGTAATCATTAGCTAAGTTGCCGGTTCCTTGTTTAGGTTTACCGCCACTTTTTAAAATTACTTCACCACCTGCAAACTGTCTGCCTATGTTAAACATAGAAGGAGACACACAAGCCAACGTAATGTTGTAGTTGTATGGCTCATAATCATGCAACTGATTTTTGTACAGATCTATTTCTTTTTCTTTTTGCGAATCAACGTTGCTAGTGGTTTTGCTGGATTCACTTTTTGTACCATCACCGCCAGATTCTTTTTCAGTAGTAGCTTCGTTTTGAGATTTTACTTCTTCTGGTGTTTCTGCTTTGTTAGTAGCATTACCTTTGGGCTGATCATCTCCTTTAGTTTCTTTAACTGTGTTGGCATCGGTGTTGTAGTTTTTCTTCAGCTCTTTGTCCATGCCTGCATTGGCTTGGTTGAGTTGTGATTTGAATCTACCCCACTCGTCTTTAGCATGTCCCCATAGCCCCATTTTTTGTTTGCCGGACATGTTATACTCCTAAATATTTTTCTAGTGTGGGCTTTTTTGGAATCCTTATTTCAGTTCCTGCTGTGAATGAATAGATTGGGTCAGTGATAGTGTCCATGTTTCTGTGCATAAACACCCACCATAGCTTAGATGATCCATACAAATCATGTGCCAGTAGGTCAGGCCTAAATGCATAAAAGCTGTCTATTTCATACAACAAATCATCTGGCTCAAACGCAAATAATTTCTTGTTTAAGATATCTAATGATTCCTGCCCTTGTGCTGTGGACGAATATGGTGACGTGCTTTGATATATTACTTCAGCCATTATATGAATCCGTCCTTGGTTAATTTGCCTGCGGCAAACGATTTTAAATTGAATTTGTTTGAAATTTTGTTTCTTGAGTAAACTGGTAAACATGTAACTGCAATTAGAGAGTCAGTTGGCACATAGTTGATAGATCCTCCACCACCACCATCGCCGTCAGCTTGACCGCCTTTTACCCTTTGCTGACTCCTGCTTGGTCCTTTACCTTTACGCTTGGATGATTTTGATGTCTTACCTCCACCTGATGCTGTTGGCACAGCCACACTTATATAATCCACAGCTTCTCTTAGTTCAACGTTAAAGTTGGTTACTACAACTGGGACATCTTTGTATACAAAATCTCCATATCCGTTTAATCTGCATATAGGCGGCGGATTGCCTTGATTAGCACCTTTACCATAATACATTTTAGTTACTGTGCGTAGAAAATGCAACGTGCCTAACCAATTGTGTCCTGAATCTTGATCAGATACTGGAAAAGACCCCGAAATTGTAATTTGATCTACTTGGGAATTTTGATATGCATAATATGGATAGTTGTTGTGTATCACGCCTCTGCTGTCATAATTTGCAGAGTGTGACATATTAATAAAAGGTGTCACAGGCCAAACTATGCCTTTGTTTTGCATTATAGACAAACTTGCTCCAGGCGAGCCTGCAAACAATTGACTAAACACAGCGCCAGACAGTGTTAATTTCACACGCCAATCTTCAGATGCTCCCGGGGCTCCTACGTTTGACGCTAATGATGATCCTCCACCAGATATGATGCCGCCAATTGGCAGTCCTGCTTGAGATAATCGTGTTGCTACTGCACCTGTGGCGCCATTTACGAAATCAGACCCTGATTTAGCATTACCACTGTTTGAACTGTTTGAATTGCCCTGTTTAGCACTGCCACTAGTGTTGGCTCCTTTTGTAATTTGGCCAGTATTTGGATCGTAATTTATTGCCATGAAGGTCTCCTAATAATATTTATTGCATAAATTAACGTGATAGTTTATAATAAGATTATGGCGACAAAATACCTTAACAACAGAGACATGCTCAAACAAATTCACCTGAGCAAAGCAACATACTGTGAATATATCAGCAAAGAAGACAGAGATCATGATATAATATTGCCTTCTGTGAGCAAAATTAACATGCGTACCACAGCCGAAGGCAAAAGATTGAGAGCAAAACGTTTGGAGAAACTGACTGGCGAAAAACACGATCCTAAAAAAATACTCAAACATGAAGTTATTTTCCGCATAATGACGTTCGATCATATTCCCAATTCAAATAGAAAAGCAAAACCAAAAAACATAGCAGAATCTAAAGCAAAATGTAATTTTCCACCATTCCAACATTGGAAATATACCGAAAACAATGAACTTATATGTGTAGCCAAATCGCACTGGAAGGGCGGATTGCAAAATGGAAAGTTTTCAATCGATCATGGCCGGATGACTAACGACCTTGCAAAGATGTTTTTGTTACTGACACAACGATATGGCACTAGAGGCAACTGGCGTGGCTACACTTACAACGACGAGATGCAAGGACAAGCTCTTATGCAACTATCACAGATTGGTTTACAGTTTGACGAATCAAAATCTGAAAATCCATTTGCATATTACACTGCCGCAATCACAAATTCATTCACAAGAATACTAAATGTTGAAAAGAAAAATCAATCACTGAGAGATGATATCCTGCAAGAAAATGGTATGGCTCCTTCACACACAAGACAGCTTGAATGGGAAATACAGCAAAAAGCAGAACGTGAAGCCGCTGAAAAAAAAGGTTAAGGTTTTAAATTATCAAAAATAATTTGGGCTGAATGGTTATGATTGTATNTTGATTAAATCCATGTTGCATTATTAAAATAATTATAGTACAATAAAAGACAATATGCAAACATTTAAACGTGCGGCAGTGTTTGGAGATATACACTTTGGCAACAAAGGCAACTCAAGACAGTTTAACGAAGACTGCGATAGATATGTAGACTGGTTCATTGACCATGCTCAACAACAAGGCTGTGAAACATGTATATTCCTAGGTGACTGGCACCATCAACGTGCTACTATTAATATTACAACACTGCAACACTCATTAAAAAATTTAGAAAAAATTGCCAATGCATTTGAGCAAAATCATTTCATTGTTGGCAACCATGACTTATACTACAAAGATTCAAGAACAGTAAATTCGATTGAATTTGCAAAGCACATAAAAAATTTAAACGTTATTCTGGAACCGTACTACACAGACGATTGTGCGTTTATACCGTGGTTGGTTTCAGATGAATGGAAGCAACTCAAAGAATTACCAGCAAAGCCGTACGTGTTTGGTCACTTTGAGTTGCCTTACTTCTTGATGAACGCAATGGTCAGTATGCCGGATACTAACGAAATCAAAGCTGAGGATTTGCATCATCATGGCTATGTGTTTTCTGGACACTTTCACAGAAGGCAAGTCAAAGGCAACATACACTACATAGGCAACGCTTTTCCACACAACTATTCAGATGCAAATGATTTCAAACGTGGATACATGGAAATAGAACATGGTGGTGATCCGGTGTATCATGATTGGCCAGATATGCCAGTGTATCAAAACTTATTGTTGAGCGAAATACTGCACAACACATCAATATTAAAAAAACGCGGTTATGTAAAAGTTGATATTGATACAGAGATCACTTACGAAGAATCAAACTTTATCAAAGACACATTTATTGGACAATACAAATTACGTGAAATGACATTTATACAGCAACGAGATATCACACAGTATGACTCAACAGAAGTTGCAAAAGCGTTTGAATCTGTAGATGAAATTGTACACAATCAAATACTAGCTGTAGATTCAGATCACTATGACAAAAACTTATTGGTAGAAATTTACAAAAATTTATGATCAAACTTAAAACATTAACTGTTAAAAATTTTATGAGCGTNGGCAATGTGACCCAAGCAATCAATTTTGAAGGACATGATCTTACACTAGTGCTTGGACAAAACATTGACCTTGGCGGTGATGATGCAGGATCAAGAAATGGCACAGGCAAAACCACTATACTAAATGCCTTGTCATTT